CTAATAGAGCGTTAGTTGGGTTGTCAGCAGCGTTTGTCCACTTAGTTCCCATAACGTGATAAGCACTATGATAATCAACAGACATAACATCTTGCTTAGATAGGATGTTTCTATCTGATTCAATGTTTAGTGGAGACTGTTCGCCTTCAAGAATTGTTCCTGACTTGATTAAGTAGCAACGGAATTCTTTCTGATGACCTGTTGTACCAGGATGAACTGTATTAACCTGTGAGTCAATAACAACATTCATTCCAGCAAATTGTCCGATGCTTGTTTCGTTAACACCGACACCGCCACCACCCCAAGTTACTGCACCACCAGATGTAAGAGCAGATGTTGAGAATGTAAGCATACCAACTTGATATAAGTAGTAAGCAACAGATGGATGAACAACTAGAGTGTCTAGTTCATCTCCTCTTGATCCAAGAAGTGATCTTCCTCTTGCAACTGTAGAAGCTGTTAAGAAGTTATCAGTATCAGCACCAGAAGCAGCACCCTTAGATAAATCCAAAGAGTTTGCACCTAATGGGCCGAAAGTAGATCCGAACAAACCATCTAATAGACTGAATAGTCTTGCAGAGTTTAGCTTGTTGATAGCATCTGCAATTTGGTTTCTGATGTGGCCCATTGGATCTTCACCAGCAGCCAATACAGCTACATCATCAACAGCATACGCAAAACCTCTATGACAGATAGTTGCGATCTGTGTTCCTGTACCAATCTTCTGTGGTGTCAAATAACCTGCGTTACTTGTACCCCAAGTTGCTGTACCATCTAAGATTTCCTCAGTTGGAGCGATTGGGTTAAATTCTGGAACTTGTATTCTTGTTCCACCTTCTGTTGCGTCAAGAAGTGAGTTTCTTACAACAGCACCAGATTTAATAAATGCACTACGTTCCTTGATAGCTTCGGAAACATATGTGCTGAGATTATTTCTCTTAACGATATCCGCTAATAGGACACCGCCAGAGTAATTCTGAAACGGAGCAGCCATTCAGATTTACCTTTTTAAGTTTTGCGATACCCTAATCACAGATAAGGGGATTAGTTTCACAGAAACTAACTATTTTTGTGCCTCTTGCTTGAGCACTGCTGCAAGCTGTGGGTCTTGTTCTGATATTAGCATTTGTTGAGTCAGATTGCCCGTTTTCCAAGGGTTTACTTGACCTCCAGAAGCATTTGCTATAGGACTAGGCTTTGCACCCATTCCAGCAGCACTACTAGGCTTGAAATGATGTTCCCAACCACTTCCTGGATTTTTAAGAGTTGAAAGATAAGTATTTAAATCTTGTTCTACTCCACCATTAAGAACAACAACTTTACCTTCAGCATTTTTTTGTAACTTACTTTGTAATAATGCCAAAGTCTGTTCAGCATTTATCGCTCCAAGATTACTAATAGCTGCTAATGCTTTTGTTTTTGTAGAAGCTACTTCATTAGAAGTTTTCATATCTTCTAATTTTTGTGACAAACTTGAAATCTGTTGATCTTTTTCTTGTGCCGTTTTATTAGCCTCTTCCCAAAGAGTTTTCCATTGTCCTTGATCTTCTAATTCTTGTTTTCTCTGTTCCTCTTTTTTCTTATAAACTTCATCAAGTTTATTTTTTGCACCTTTAAATTTTTCCTCGCCTTCAGCAATTTGTTTCTTTAAAACTGAAATCTGTTCTTCATACTGTGTTTTAACAGTAGTTAAATCAGGTGCTTGTGGTTGAGTTGGTTGTGAAGCAGTTTCAGCCACGGGCTGTTCAGCGTTGGTCACAGACTCAGGCTGAATTACTTTTTCTTCGATTGCCATTGATTATTCAGATAGTGGGTTAGTAGTTTTCTTTTTAGTAACTTTTTTCTTAGTTGCTTTTGGTTCGGGAGTAACTTCAGTAGTTTCCTGTGTTTTAGGTTTTAACTCTGTTACTTCCCATTTATAAGTTCCGTCAGGTTGCAGAACATGGTCTAATGATTTAGCCATAAAAATATATGTATTTATATATCATCTTACCAAACTATTCAGTTTTGGCTTCATTCGCTGATGGTAATACTTCACCTTGAACTAAAATATCTCTAAATTCCTCTCTATCAATGACTTGTTGATCAAACAATGATGTTAAAGCTGTAATATCTTGACCAATTAATCTTTCAATATCAAAATCTCTACTAATTTTTACTTCTGGGGGTTCAATTCCTACATACTGAGCAGATAAATTAAATGCTTTTTGTAATTTTTGCTCTAATTCCATAGAAACCATTGCAAGCATAGAGTTAGTATCAACACGATCTAATCTTCTAGCATCAGCGGATTCAGCTACAAACTTTTGCTGACTCAAAGTACTAATACCGAGAGTAGCCATCTGCATTTGTAATTCCTTAATCTCAGCAGATTGAGCATCAAAAGCACTAGAAGCTGGTTCTACATAATAAACTTTATTTCCTGGCTGAGTTGCCATTGCATAATTAACAGAAATAGCTAGATCTTTAGTCTGATCATCATATCCTTCCATAACAAGCATTGGTTGAGATGCAACGTGCAAACTATGAATTAAATCAGCTTGTCTTTGGAAATGTGCAAGATTTAAATACGCAATATCAAGTAAAGGTGGTTTACTTACTAAATTTTCAGTTTTACCAGAATAAACAGTAACTAAAGGTATTTCACCAAGAGAAAATTCTCCAGATTCAACTTGTTTATAATTTTTATCTGCTGATCCCATTTCAAAATTTCCTGTCACACTGTTATCAGAGACATCATACATTTCTTCAATTTGCTCTTTTTTACGAAACACTCTGTACCGACCAGGTTCTATAACTCTTATCTGGTCATAAACTTTCTCACCAAAATCTCCATCAGGCAATACAGCCTTTTCTGCAATTCGAGCCTGTATAAGATTCCCATAATTTGATTCTCTATCTAATCTCCAACCATAAAGATTATTAGGATCTACTTCAATCCAATAAGGTCTACGATTCTGTTGTCTTTCTTCTGCCAAACTTAATGCACCAGAAGGTGCAGGGTAATCTACAAGAATATGACTTTGACCATAAGTCAAAGAACACATCAATATTCTTCTCGCATATTCATCTAAATCAGAACCACAACCATCAACATCCATCTTAAACATTTCTGTCCAATAAGGATCTCCAGTTAAAGTTATTGGTTTTCTTAATACAAGACCTGTAGCTGCTCTTATCAATCTTTGTGTAAAAGGACTAAATACTGCTCTGTTTACTCTTGCAAGGTAAGCATCATAATCTTCTCTTGGCTCTAAAGGTAAAAATGCTTCACTATTTTCTCTTAAATATTCAGTACCCTCAGTAACAGCTTTCATTATTTCCCAACCCTTCATCATGTCTAAAACAGCCCTTGTTCTAGTAAAAGGACTATCTATACCACCTACTGAAGTAGATGAAACAATATTGGTTCTAATTGGACCGGGAACAGCATAAGTCATTGATTAACACCTCCATCGTTTTAATGCTAACGCTTTTCTGGTAGGTCTACCTTTTTTGTCCTTTAATGGGCCTGGCATTCCTTTCATTCTCGCACAAAAAGATTTTCTTCTTGCTGCTCTTTTACCAGTAGGATTCTTTTCAGTAACAGGTGCTTGTAAGTTACTGCCTGTTGCTCTGTTATATTTCGCACGACCTTTTGCAGTCAGTCCACCCTTTTTAGACTTTTCGCCTCTTCCTACAGATAAACTAACTCCTTTCTTGCGTGGCATTATTTTCCGACCTTCACTTGTGCCTTTTTATGGGCTTGAGTAAATGAATCTCCTGCTCTCATACGTCTTTTCATAAATTCCATGTGTTTTTGAGAATGATGAGCAGAATGTTCCTTAAGTTTGTTCTTTTGAGAAGAAGTAAGTTTCATTTTACTTAGATAACTCTATGTTACCGCTTTACTTAAGATTTTACACTCATTTTTTCTTCTTTTTAGGCTTAGTTTTCTTTTTCTTACCTTTTTTGACACTTGAGATGTACCCTTGACATCTCGCCATTGCAGCAGATTTGCTCATTTTTTCTTTTTGGTAGTTTTTTTACGTCTATGTTGATATGTTATCTTCTTACTGCTTGTTTTTTCACGTTTAAATTTTGCTTTTTCACTTGCTGACATTTCTGAAGCAGTCTTAGGTGTCTTACTTGATACACGTTTACTTGGTCTGCAAGCTGGATAGCCTCGTTTTTCACCCTTAGAACGACCACAAGGCTTACCAGTTTTTACATCTACCCATTTCTCTTTAAACCAACGGGTTAGACCACCACTACTTCTTGCCACTTTTTTTCTCCACTCGGTAAGTACCACCACGTTTTTTGTACTCTCGTACAAGCCACGCATTAGCATAAGCACTAGGATATACCTTGAACTTACGCTTGGCTTCAGCTTTTACTCTAGCGTAAAGAGCTTTATTTACAGGAACATTCACTTCTCTTCTTACCTCCCTTCTTTTTCTTCTTCTTTTTCTTCATCCCAGTGTGATAAGGCATAGTAAGAATTAGGTAGTTCTTAATATATTCTAAACGCAGTCTGACCTAATGTCTCTGGTTTTACTAAATTAAACTGCTGTAGACAAAGATAACCAAAAGCATCAAAAGCGTGATCCACACCTAAATTCTTATTAGGCAAACCAGTATTCGGTGCATATGTAAGAGTTCTTAGTGCTTTTATCAATTCTTTACATCTAGGATGAATTAATGTCCTTCTTTCTCCATTTGCATCATACAGAGCAGTATTAACAGCAGTTATTTTATCTCTTATCTTCCAAGGACTTTTAGGACTCATAACAGTAAAACCACTACGTCTGAGAATATTATGATCCGTTACACCAACCCCACTAGTTTTTCTTGCACTACCAGTAGGGTCAGGGCAGGCAATAATTCTTCGATCCACCCCATACCTTCTTACAACTTCTTCCGTAAAATCCCAAGTGGTAGCACCTCCTGTCAGCATGATTTCATCAAAGACATATAGTGTATTATTATGCTTTACAGCACAGATTCCAGCCATAGGATCTACGTTAAAGTCCAAGCCCAACAACAGTGGCAGCATATGTAAATCAGCTACTTCCTTATCAATATTCTCATCATTAAAGCTAACAGCGACCAAACCAGTAAGATTCTCAAAACTAGCTTCAAATTCCTGTCTAAATGTGCGTGGGTCTAATTGACTCTTAGCAGCCTCCACTTCCTCTTCCTTTACATTACCCCCTTCAATAGTCGTAAAGCTCCACCTCTGCCAATCATCCCACTCCTGTTCACCACAAAAGCACCACATATCATAAAACCAACTCGCAGTACCATCAGGTGTACTAATAAACAAAGCCCAACCCTGTTTATCTGCCAATGCAGGTCTAATAACTTCAGCCCATACATCCCTTTCCATAAACGCTGCTTCATCCAATACAACACCAGCAAGACTCCTACCCCTCAATGCCATCGCATTTTCAGTTCCCTTCAACTCAATACTTGACCCATTAATCAAATCCAACCTTAAATCTGTCTCATTCTTTGCCTGTATCCAGGTTTTAGGCACTAATCTCTTCAGTTCCTTCCACGCAATATCCTTTGCCATCCTATAAGTAGGAGCACAATAGAAATAAACCTCTCCAGGTCTACTGATCGCACCCCTAAGTAGCTCGATACAGGATAAATATGACTTCCCAAACCTTCGCCCAGCCACCAATAACCTAAATCTTTTATCACTATTGAACACCTCCCCCTGGGCATATCGTAAACTTACCTCATTCAAGCTCATAAATTCCTTTTTTTACAATCTTACCCCCCTTTTATAGCCTATTATCACTTTTTTAGGTTATTATTCGATTATTAACCCCCTCAAAGACAAAGTCCGTGGCTGAATCTTTCATTAACAACTTAAATTACGACCTCCCTGCTCCTCAACGTAAACCCAGAGTACAAAAGTACACAGGAGGCTCTAACTCAAGAGCAGTCATAGAAGCTCGTTGTCAACGTCTATACTCTCGTCAACTTGAAGGCAAAACTACAAGACAACTAGTAATAGAACATTCTAAAAGAGAAAATATTTCAGAACCTACAGGCTGGGCTGACTGGAAAAAAGTTAAAGAGTGGAATGATCAAGATTGGCTTAAAGAAAGAGATAAAATGATTCCTCGCCTTCAAGCAATGCGTATGCGACTCTTCAACAAGGCCATATCAAAAGGTCAACTTCAAACAGCAGCACAGATCCTAGACTCTCTAGGCAAAGTTGTAGGTGAATCCGTAGAAACAGTTAACATTCAAGCCCCAGAACTTGCTATTCGCATAGAACCAAAAAGTTAAGCAGAATATATTTAGGTTACCCGCATACCCAGGAGTAATAAAAAATTTTTACTACTCCACCCCTACCCATAGCAGAGGTTGAAATTAAATTTTCTTGATAAATAATTTTAATTGTTTCTCGCCGTGATATTCTCCGTTCTTACTTCCTACTAGTTCATATCCTTTTGGCATTTGCAAAAGCCATTGTTGAAATTCTTTAGTCATGTTTAATTAATTTATTAACTATAAATATATTAACATATAATTATATATTTGTATAGATATTAACTAGTATTTAATATCATTTTATGTTAATATTAATAGTAAGAATACTAATAATAGTACTTCTTAATTTTTCTCTAACTCTAATTATTATCTATCCTTTTGATAACTAATTAACTAAGAGAAAACTTATTCTTAGAAATAATAAAACTAAGAATAAAAAAATTTTCT